TGAAAGCGTCACTGGGCGGGAATTTCAACAGCACTTTCAAAGGTGCGATTGAAACACAGCGCAAGTTGCAGGACAGCATAAAAAGCGTAAATTCCATGCAATCAAAGGTTGACGGCTACACAAAGGCTTCAAACGCCATAGAGCAGCAGAGGGGGAAGCTGGAAAAACTGCAAGCGGAACATGAAAAAGTTTCGCAGAAGATACAGCAACACCAGACGAACGCTGAAAGGCTGCGGGCGAAAATCGAAGAAACAGGCGACGCAACGGGAGAACTGACAGCGCAGCTTGTGAAGGAAGAAAACGAAGTCGCAAGGAATACCGAACGCCTGAAAAGCAATGAAAACCAGATACGACAGACCACTGCCAGCATACACTCACAAGAAGAACAGCTTGAACGGATGGCGCAGGAGCTACGGGACGCAGGGATTGACACAGACAATCTGGAAGAATCAAACGCCCGCTTGCAACGGTCATATGAACGGCTGCGGGGTTCGCAAGAAAATTTAAGCCGTATCAATTCCGAACAGGCAAAAATAAAAGAGAATATAGCAGCTACAAAGACACAGCTAATGGGAACGATAGGGGCGGTTGGCGCAGTTGCGGCGGCGATATACGCCGGACCCGTACAGGCGGCGCAGAAATACGAAACCGCTATGGCGAAAGTCGGGACGATTGCAGACACAAAGCAAGTGCCGCTTGAACAGCTTTCAAGTGAAATCATGAAGCTGTCAAACACGACGGGGATTGCTGCCGAAGCTATTGCAGATGATGTTTACAATGCAATTTCAGCGGGGCAGAAGACTGGGGACGCAGTAAACTTTGTTAGCAATTCAGCTAAACTTGCAAAAGCGGGATTTGCGGAAAGTTCGCAGACGCTGGACGTTCTGACGACGATTCTAAACGCTTACGGAATGGAAGCGTCAAAAGTAGGCGACGTGTCGGATATGCTTATTCAGATACAAAATAAAGGTAAAGTGACCGTGGGCGAACTGTCAAGCGTTATGGGTAAAATCATACCGACAGCAAACGCAAACGGGGTGGCATTAGAGCAGCTTGGGGCTGGTTATGCAATCATGACCAGCAAAGGTATTGCGGCAGCAGAAACCACAACTTACATGAATAGTATGCTGAATGAGCTTGGAAAGTCCGGGACTACAGCAGACAAACTTTTGCGGCAGACAGCGGGGAAGAGCTTCAAGGAATTGATGGCAGACGGGAAGAGCCTGGGCGACGTTCTGGGAATAATGCAGGAAGCGGCAGAAAGCAGCGGGAAAAGCCTGTCTGATGTGTTCGGGTCCGCAGAAGCAGGAAAAGCGGCAGTTTCCCTTTTGTCGAACGGTGTGGACGGATTCAACGAATCTGTAAAAGGAATGGTTGAGAGCGCAGGCGCAACGGAAGAAGCGTTTGCGAAAATGGAAAACACCACGGAAGCGAAAATGCAAAAGGCAAAGAACAGTATCGCAAATTTAGGTATTGTTCTGGGTCAAAACCTTCTGCCGATTGTCGGGAACCTTGCAGACAAGGTGGCTGCGGTTGTTGTGAAAGTTTCAGAATTTGCACAGGCGAACCCGAAGCTGGTGCAAACAGCCCTGAAAGTAGCGGCGGCACTTGCAGGAATGAAGGTTGCCGGGCTGACTGCAAAATTAGGGTTTCTGCATATATCAAGCGGGATAAAGGACGCACAGAAGATTCTGGAGCTTTTCAAAATAAAGGCAATCGGACTTTCCGGCATAGGTTCAAAGGTTGTCGGATTCATCACAAAACCTTTTAGCGGTATCGGCGGCATACTTGGAAAGGCACTGTCAGGAATAGGCGGCATTGTCGCACGTTCCCCGCTTGGGTCAATCGGAAGGGTGGTTGCTTCCAGTTTTGGAAAAATCGGGTCATTCATTGCCCCGGTAGGAAACATTATAAAAAAGGCGTTAGGACCATTGGGAAAAATCGGTTCAACGCTTCTGGGTCCGTTAGGGGGGATTGCAGGAAAATTTTTGCCCGTAGTAGGTGTGATAACTGCGGTAATTACAGCAGTACAGCTATTGCGGAAACACTTTGATAAAGTCCGGGAAGCCGTAGGGAAGATTTTTGGAGAAAAAGGGCTTGAAATATTCGACAAGATTGTTGCAGTAGTGACAAGCGTGGGTGAAACAATCAAGGGCGTTTTTTCTGACGGAAATCTGGGTGCGGCAAGGGACAAGATACAAGAGATTTTCGGGGAAAAGGGCGTTGCGGTATTTGATACCTTTGCAGGCGTTTTTCAAAAAGTCGTAGCGGCAGCAGGGCAGTTTGTGGGGTTCGTGACCACACATATAGTCCCGGTTGTTGAACAGGTATTGAATGTACTGATAACAACGGTTATTCCGGGAATTATCAGCGGAGTACAGGCGGCAGCCCCGGTTGTCATGGAGGTATTTCAGGCAATAGCGGACTTCATAGGCGGCATTATCCCGATTATCGGAGATTTTATTGCAGGCATTATGCCTGTAATCAGCGAAGTTATAACATTTATTCAAACGTATGTTTTGCCGATTGTGGGCGAAGTTTTCAACTTCATTGTGCAGCAGGTTTTACCGTTCATTGTGCAGGGCATACAGCAGCTTGGGTCAATCATTACAACGGTTCTACAAGCTGTTTTGCCCGTAGTTCAGACTGTTTTCACAACAATTTGGAATATCATACAGCCGATTTTGCAGCAGGTTCTAACGACGGTTCAAGCCGTGCTGCCTGCGGTGCTGTCAATTTTTCAAAATGTGTTCAACACGATAGGCGGCATTATAAGCGCAGTACAGCAGGTATTGTCCGGGATAATTCAGTTTATAACGGGCGTTTTTTCCGGGAACTGGTCGCAGGCATGGGAAGGGATAAAATCTATTTTCAGCGGCGTATGGGACGGCATTTTATCTATCTGCAAAGGCGTGATAAACGGCATTACAGGGGCGGTGAATGTAGTTATCCGAGGGCTGAACAGCCTAAAAGTACCAGACTGGGTTCCGGGCATAGGCGGGAAGGGAATAAACATTCCCGAAATACCGCAGCTTGCAAAGGGTTCAAAAAGTACGCCTGATACATTCATAGCAGGAGAAGCGGGACCAGAGCTAATAACAAATGCGCCGGGAAGAACAGTATATACAGCGCAGCAGACGAAAGATATATTCAGCGCACAGAACGCAGCCGCACAGGTGGCGCAGGCAGCAGGAGCCGGGCAGACGGCTTCACAGGTATTCTATAATACCACGAACAATGCGCCGGAAGTAAAGCCGCCAGAAGTAGTGAGCGGCGCAGGAGCGGGCGGCGGGAACAATATCACAATCACAAACAGCCCGACGATATACGTTGACAGTGACAAGGCAGGTGATTTGGAAGAGAAGCTAGAGGAAAACAATAGAAACTTATTGCAGGAGGTAGAAGACCTTCTGGACAAAAGAAATGATGATGAAAGGCGGTCAAGGCATGAATAAGACTTATACAACAATATCCGGGGATATGTGGGACCAGATAGCGTACACGCAGATGGGAAGCGTTCTTCATACGGACAAATTGATAAAAGCTAATGCCGACTATGCCGCAATGTTTGTCTTCCCTGCCGGGGTAGTTTTAACTATCCCGGAGGTGGAAGAAAAACAGAGTATGGAGCTGCCGCCGTGGAAAAGGGGGTTGTTAATCTGATGAGCGACAAAAGACTTGCACGGCGGGTGGTGCTAAAGCTGAAATTTGAAAATGTAGACGTGCCAGAGAATATAGCGTTGCATTTAGTGAGCGCAAGTTATACGGACAATGAAGACGGAAGCACAGATGATTTTCAAATTGTGTATGAAGACCGGGAACGGAACCTGATGGGGGACTGGCTGGAAGTAAAGCCGACAATCATAAAAACGACAAAGCAGGTTGCAAAAGAGGTTCAGAAAGAAGAGGTAATAAATTATGTTGTGAAGCGGGGCGACACATTGTGGGCGATTGCTTCACAGTATTTAGGGAGCGGGACAAAATACCCGCAAATAGCACAAGAAAATAATATACCGAATCCGAATTTGATTTATCCGGGGCAGGTATTCAGGATAACGACAGGCGGCACGGCAAAAAGTGCGGCAGTTGAAACCGTGGAGGAAGTGAAGCAGGGGGCAAAACCGAAACTTGTAACGGCGGTTCTTGTCCAGAAGAATTGGAATGATACAGGAAAAGACGCAACTTTGAATATCGGGACTTTTGAAATAGACGGCATAGACGTATCAGGACCGCCCACAAAAGTAACCGTGAAAAGCACGTCTATTCCGTACACTTCTACAATGCGGATAGAGAAAAAGTCAAGGGCGTGGGAAAATATCACGCTAAAGGCAATAGGGGAACAAATAGCGGGTGACAGCGGGCTTTCCCTGATGTATGAAGCAAGCGACAATCCGACTTTTAAGAGAAAAGAACAGGTGCAAACGTCGGATATTAAGTTTTTACAGGAGCTATGCCACGCCGCAGGAATGGCGTTGAAGGTGACAACGCTGAAAATTGTAATATATGACGCTGCGGAGTATGACGCAAAACCCGCAACAAAGACTTTTAAATACGGGGATAAAAATATTATATCCTACAAATTGGGAACCAGCCTGACAGATACGGCGTACACAAGTTGTCATGTTTCCTATACGGACCCGGACAGCAAAGAAACCATTGAATATACATACACGCCGGACAGCAGCACGGGGACAGGGCAGGTTCTGGAAATAAACGAGAAAGTCAGAAACACGGAGGAAGCAAAGACACTGGCAAAGAAACGTCTGCGGGAAAAGAATACACAGGAATTTACAGCAAGTTTGAAGGTAGTAGGCGACGTTTCATTTGTAGCGGGAATGACCGTAAAATTAAAAGGCTTTCAGAAGTTCGATAGAAAATACAAGGTAACGCAGGCGAAGCACAGCTTGACAGGGGGCTACACGGTAGACCTTTCTTTAAAACAGGTTCTGGAGGGGTATTAATGGCAGATATGAACGAACTAAAAAACATGATACGGAAAGGGACCGTGCAGAGCGTGAATGACGGAACCATGAAAGCACGGGTGAAGTTCGGGGATAAAGGCGGCATTGTGTCAGGGGAACTTCACATATTAGTCAGACCCAGAATAGTAGTTCCGGGGGAAAAGGACAAAGCCGGGAATAAAACAAAAACGGAAGCAGGGCATTTCCACGAAGCATATATAACAGAGTGGGTCCCGCAGGTTGGGGACCTTGTTTTGTGCCTGATGATTCCTGACGGCGACGGGGAAGGGTACATTGTAGGGAAGGTGATGTAATGGCAAAAATCGGAAGTTTCGGGAGCCTTGTTTTCAGCGTGTCGGAAAATACGGTAAAAACATTTGACGGCATGAACTGGGATTTTTCCGCTGATTACGCAACGCATGACAGGCACATAAAAGCTGACCTGCTAGAATACATGGGACCGGGGATTGAAAGCATATCATTTTCTATGACGCTTTCTGTATTTTTAGGGGTAAACCCGTTAAAGGAAATAAAAAAGCTGCGGGAGATGGTGCGAAAGGGATACGCAGAACGGCTTGTAATCGGCGGCAAGGTATACGGCAGTTACAAGTGGGTAATGCAGAAAGGGACGGTTGACTTTCAGAGGTTCGACAACAAAGGGAATTTGTGGGCGGCAAACATAAAAGTGACCCTGAAAGAGTACCCGAAAAGGTGATAAAGATGGATATTATCAGAGGTGACGGAACACTTTTAAAAAATATTGACCTATCCCCGAAAAATGAATATCAGGAAGTATTGCAGAATGTAGCAATCATAATAGACACATGGGAAAATACCTGCCCTTTGCTGCGGGCGTTAGGGCTTCCGGGGCAGTTGATAGGAAGACCGTTGCCCGTAGTAAAAAATATCATGGTGGGGCAGTTGCATGACCAGATTGAAGAATATGAGCCACGGGCGATTCTGGGGGATATAACCTTTGAAGAAAATGCTTTCACGGGGAAGCTGATACCAATAATAGAGATAGAGGGGGTGCAGACGGAAGATGAAGAAACCTGAAAGAGAATACCCGGACATTGAGTTTCTGGAAACGGACACAGAAACGATTGAAAGCAATATGATTGCGCTTTATGAAGAGCTGGTGAACAAAGAGCTGGTAAAGCAGGGAAAGCGGGAAAAATACAAAGTCTATCCGGCTTCCCCGGAGCGTCTTTTTATTGCATGGTGCGCCGCTATTATTGTACAACAAAGGGTCCTGATAAACGAAACGGCGAAAAAGAATGTTCCCCGGTATGCAAAAGGGGAGTATTTAGACAGCCTTGCAGAGCTTTTCAAGGATATTGAACGATTGCCAGCCACGCCTGCCGTCGCAAAGTTCCGTTGCTACATATCGGCGGCGCAGAATCAAAGCGTAATTGTCCCGCAGGGGACACGGATAACATTTGACGGGGAAATCACATTTGAAACCACGGAAGAGCTTGAAATAAAAGCCGGGGAAACATACGGGGAAGTCAACGGGAAATGCCAGACAGCGGGAATTGTCGGGAATAACCTTGCGCCTGGGCAGGTGAAAGAAATTGTTGACGTTTACGACTATTATTTGAAAGCTGAAAACGTGACAAAGACAGAGGGCGGCGCAGGGGAAGAAGACGACGCTTCATACTATGAGCGTATGCGGGAGAGCATGGAGAGCTTTTCAACAGCGGGTCCGATAAACGGCTATATCTATCACACAAAGACGGTCAGCACGGCAATAGCTGACGTTGCGGCGACAAGCCCGGAAGCGGGGGTGGTAGATATTAGGGTATTGCTACAAGGGGGAGAACAGCCGACGCAGGCGGTTCTGGAGGAAATAGAAGCAGCCCTGAACGCTTCCGACGTGCGCCCGCTGACAGATATTGTCACAGTATCAATGCCGGAGGAAGACCCGTTTGAAATAGACCTGACCTATTACATAAACCGAAACAGTCAGGCAAGCACAAGTATCATAGAACGGGACACAAGGGCAGCAGTTGAAGAGTACATACAGTGGCAGACCGGGAAAATGGGAAGGGACATAAACCCGTCATACCTGATACAGTTAATCATGGCGGCAGGAGTGAAGCGGGTGGAGGTAAGAAAGCCGACATTTAAGGCTGTAGAGGAAACGCACGTTGCAAGGATTGTGCGAAACACTATGACTGTATTGAATGGGGGTGTAGAAAATGCCTAGTCCCAGATGGATAAGAAAAGCCGGGCAGGATATATTCAC